TATTCAGTGTGCAATACCAATTCCAAAAACACGTAAAACACATGCGGGGTGCATTCGATCATTTTCGGGATATCCTTTGGACGGCGAAGGTGATGTTTCGGGTATAATGTACGTGGCGTGTATTGCGTATAAAATAAAAACCAGTATTGAGCCGTGGAATACGCTGAAGTCTTTTAAAACGGAGGGCGACATTCTTGCAAAGCTAAAGACGATGATTGATAGTCTTATTATGCCGAAAGCGGTAATAAAATCGCGTTTAGAGGCAAAACGTGAGTTTTTAGTTCAAAATCGTGCAATTGGATCCGCTATACCTGAAGAATTATCAATTAATCGGTGGGGTAATTTCTTGCCACCGATGAAAAGTTTGGATAACATGCCTACTCCGCAAAATGTTGCTGCCGATTTTACGGATCAAATGATTGCCGATATGAAGCGTGGGTTTCATGGACAACATGATAAATTAAATATGCTTGAATCAAAATCCCTTTATTTCGGTCTTTCGATACAGCAAATGATACATGAGATAGTAAAGAATAGCAGTCCACTTTTAATGAATATGGCGAGTGAACCATTTTTGGAAAATGCGTGCTGTAATGAACCGACCGATAGGAGAAGCGTTCGCACAATCGACTATTTCATGGCGAAAGCGCAAAATATACACCATCATAACCGCATTATCGGGTTTCTAGAGAAAACGTATCGCGAAATGACTCACTTAACACGACCGTCCACACTTATGGATATTCGAAATACACGGTTTAATTATCCGGCAATACTTGGGGACTTTAACGAACAGACAATTTATCGCGCATTTATTGCATATTGCAAATTAAATCACTCTATGGCGGTGGCTAGAGCCGGAGAAGGTGCCGCCGCCGCCGCCGATCTACGCGCGAATCCAAATTCAACCGCTCTTCATCTTATGCCCGAGATTCGCGAATTGTGCCCAGAAAGACCAGATGATTGGAACCCGAAAGATCCTATTGAAGAAAAAATACGGAAATTAAAAAATGCAAACTCAAATATGTATACGAAAGAGAATTTAGATCGACTACTTCACGCGATAAATGGATCCAATATGATCGATGATAAATATGTTAATTCTAGACGTTCGAGAGAACCGATGCAATTTCAAAGGTTTCGTGATGCAATTTTAGATTTAAATCGTAAATACGAAGAAGCCGATCAACATGAAGAGGTGAGGTTACGAAATAGAGACCAAGATGATGGATTTGAATTAGGTGTTGGTGTTGGTGCAGAAAATGTAAGATCGATGCTTGATAATTGTATTATCCCAGGTAAATTACGTAGGCTTCTTATCGCGAATATGGATACGAGAGAAATGACTGTACAAGAGGATACAGAGGAAATGCGTGATATTAAAAATTATTTACATTCTAGGAATGGTGAATTAAAAAGTGGAATTTTGGAGTTTCTTAAGCAAAATGGAAAACAGACAAAGACGAAAATACGCGATATTGAAGTATTCGTTAATTCTATCATGATGTTTGAAATTAATCAGAGTAACGGAGTATTGATGTCTAGCTTAGATGAAACTGCAACAAAAAGTATACAATTCATGAAAAACAGTATTACTAGGTTGATTGATGTTATTCCGTCGATTATTCTTAGAGGTGTAGATTATGACAATACAAATATTCCGAAGCATTGGGGTTTTTCGGATACACACGTAAAAGATGTCAAAGTTATTATATCTTCACATTATACATCATTAAAAACATTTTATAATGATCACACAGTAAAGGAAGTTATACGCCACGCCACGCAACACGTGAAAGATATCAAGCAAATGATGGAAAATACGCCATTTACGGCCGAAGTATTTTTTGACGAGTTCAAAGATGCGAAAATAGCTGAAGCTGCAGCAAGACTCTCAACTGCCCCAAAACAATCATCTGGTTCATCAAGTGTATCCGTCGCGTCCATTTTATCACAACTTGTCCCCCAAGAAGTTGATATTGTAGTTCCGTCGAGTGAAAATGGCGGTCGTGTACCTCATTCGACACGAAAGAATATTTTCACAACATTTTCTATTTTTGATCGAGATATTGTACAAAACCTGTATTTATTTTATTTTCTTTCTTTGTTGCAAACATATATCTATCTGGTAATCGAAACGCCGATTACGATCTATCAGTCTGAACCAACGAAACTTATCCGTAAATCCGATAAAGGTAAGGGCAATAAAGCAAAAGGGGGTGTTTCACAAACATCGTCGAAAGCTCGTAGCCGAAGTGCCGCTGGAGGCGTAGATGCAACTTTATTGCCGTCTGGACAAATTTCTAGGGCGGCAGAGCATGCAGATCAAGAAGACCAAGAAAGGGACGATATAGCTCCAGAATCGGAACTTTATTCGGCTGAATCAGTAAATATGAAAGATTCAAAATCTATTAGTGAAATAGATATTATAATGGGAAATAAAAAGGCGCTAGGCGAGAAAGTAGCTGAATTGTTAATTGCATATTTGCGTATTTTAGAAAAGGATAAATCTTCGTTGAACTTCAACGTTGCAAACATCAAAGAAAAACTTACACGAGTAAAAGATAAAGAAAAGGACGGAGTTGTCGAGAGAATCGGTGCGATGTCTATGCAGGAGCGTCAATTAGAGAATATGATGAAAACGCATAAGATGGGTATATGGAGTCGCGGAACTTCACAAACGGGTATTGTTATCTATGATCAGGATTATTATGATGAAGAACGTCAAGAGATGGAGAAGATTGCACAAAAAGAGCGTCAAATGGGAAAGCGCGATTATGTTACGGATATGAATAGTGAGATTTATTTATTGGAAGCGTTAGAAGAAGACAGGATCGCGGAAGAGATTGAGAATCATGAATTAGATATGCGAACTGGTATTCCGGAAGATGATGATGACGGTGGTGATGATGCAGCATATATACATCAACATGATGATGAAGGAGACGGGTATGATATTTCAGGTAGAGATGATGATTAAAGAATTGAAGGGCTCGGAGCGAACGAACGAATTAGATATATTTTCACATATATCGATATGAATAAAATATTTACTTATATTATTAATACTACTACTATTATTAATAATTTAAAATGCGTGGAATTTATCTTGTAATGGCTATTCTTCTATTATGGTTATATTATACTCGAAAGGATATAACAATTATCGCGGTTTTTATCGTGTTTGTTTTAGCAACATTCGGTAATAAAATGCAAGAAGGTGTTACAAATAATTCGTCGTGCAACAAGCTCGGGTTTAAAGCGCCAAAAATAGATAAGAAAAAACTCGAGGAAAGTTTAGAAAGTGAAGTAAAGAAAATAAAGGCTGTTGCTGAGAAGCACTGGAAATACGATGACATGATCGGAAATACTAAAGACGAGGGCAAGAAGAAAGATCTTGAGAAATTGCAAGAAGCGATGAAAGAAGGAGGCGGTGAATTTTCAAAGGAAGAGAACGATATCGGCGGTACATTTCTTATGAGTTGTCTTGAGATATATGTTAATATAACAGATAAAGATGAATCCAAACGAAAAACTCCTGATTTAGACAAGATTGATTTTGATAAGGTGTCAAAAGGAGGAGATTTATACATAAAGTTATTTGAAAAATTAGATGATTCAGATGAGATAAAAGAATTAAAAGGGGGCCCGAAAAAAATATATGATTATTATAATTGCTTGTGTAAGCACTGGGTTTCTCTTATGAAAGAGGTAAAGACTGCCAAGGACGCAGAAGAATAAAAACAACCAAACCAACGGAATAATCATCAAAAATAAAATAGCCGATTATATTACTGTTTATGCAACAAAAAGTAATATAATAAATATATTAGATAGATAATAGACGAAAATGTTTGCAGTAAGGCAAATTATTCGAAATAACCTTGCCGGATCGGCAATTCTTCTGTATATTATCATATTTATGTTAATTCAATATGCAAATCCATCATTTTTATATAATGAAGACGGTAGTTTGAGAGAGTTTGGAGTAGGATATTCTAGTAAAACGATATTGCCTATATGGATTGTCGCAATAATAATAGCGATATTATCTTATTTAGCAGTTTTCTATTTTACTCGTCCTGCACGAGTAGTCTTAATGTAGCAATTTATTCATTATTACCAACTATATCTATTTAACTGTAAGTTTATTCTTTCTTTCTTCTTCTGCTTTAGCTTGTGCTTCTTTTTGAGCCTTGTCGAGAGCCTCTTGTCTCGCACGTTGTTGTTCTTTTGAATAAGTACAACCAATATTCAACAAATAATTATAACTGATAGAAACAACCAAAAATCCTGTTAGTATTAACCATACAAATTCGCCAACAATAGATTTCATCATTATAAATTTGCGTATTTTTTCTTTGTTTTCTTCTTTACCGGGTTTAAGTAGTTTCGACTCAGTAAAGCCTTTCCAAAAATCATCAAGATTATCATTATTTAGTTCATTTAATAAAATGGACTGATCTGTATAAATTTGTTCTAAAGCTCTACCTACATCACGTTTTTGTACGGTTTCTATTAAATCCTGTTGTTCTTGAGGTGTTAAAGATGTACCACCACCACCTCCACCTTGTATTTTTTTAGCTTGTTCTAGATCGTATTGTGGAGTTAAAATCTCATTAAATACGTCCTTTAAATCTGTAACGATCGAAACGAAAAAATAACCAAAAGTATTTTCAAAGGGTATAAGCCAGCCAGGTAACACTAAAAGTGCTGCTTTTAACACACCCAATACGAGAAACCAGGGTAATATGGTTGCAACTAACGCCGAATATGGTTGTGTAGCGCCTTGACAAACGCCACTAGAAATTCCCAGATTTATGAACCCCTCCCCAATAATTAAAACTAGAAAAACCAATAAATTTATACCTGGGCTTATAATTCCGTTGTTCGTATATTTGTAATAGCTATAAGCAAAAAATATCACTATAAAGTAAAAAATTGCTACAGACGAATTTGCTTCTACCATTTAATATATCGATTTAGTCAATTAAAATATGTAAGTATTATTATTTTATTGTATTATATTTTATTTTATTCGATTATTCAATTATTCGATTATATATAGTTCGTAGGAAAATTATTGTTATTTTTTACATATAATGTAAAATATAACACAAGCATTAATGGATTTATCGTCGACTCCATCACTTATAGAACCTGGTGTTAAATACTTTTTAAGTAAATCTCTCGACAATTGCCATAAAATCAAAGATTTTTACTATACACAAACGTTTAATTTTTATTTGGGTATCGGGTTCTTTATATGTTTAGGGATCCTATTGTATGTGAAATATAAGGGTAAACTTACACCCGAAGAGAAGGAAGCTAAGCTTCGTAAGCAGCAAGAATATATTCTCTCGAAATTAAAGATGGTAAATGCAACACATTATGCACAAAGTAAAGGCATTCCCATGGATTGCCGGGTAAATCCAGCTGGAAATGGAATGGAAATGCTCACCAATCTACCCATATGGAAAGGACCAGAGGAAGAATATTGGTCACGTAAATACTCATAAACAAAAAATATATGAGATATATAAATACATAATATTATGGCGACAATATCGGGTAGTATAAAACAATTACTAATTGGTGGGAATGAAAGTGCTAACAACCATGGACAGGGTCATGGGGCGCTATATCAAGATTTACATAACGCTATTCAAGAAAGAAATATAAGTTACAGCGGTGGTGGCGGCGGGGCTGCTGCTAGAATTTATGAATCTAAAAAACATCAAAATACGCGGGACAGTCTTAAAAAAGCGACAAAAGTTTTAATGGAAATGACGCGAAAACAAGAGGACGCGCTCAAACGTCATATACAAAAAGCGGCCGATCCAAATGAATTTCGCGGATTTATTTATCCATATCAGCTTATTCCAGAAGAAGAGTATCGTAAAATAAATGACACAATAAATGAATATTATAAGTTGAAGGACAAGTATGATACTGCACTAAAAAAGAGACGTAGGCGTATTATAGAGGACCCTGCTATAATTTGGGATACATTATCTGCGCAACAAAAGGCAAAACGGCTTTCAATTATAAGGCCTGCGTGTATTTTATGTAAACAGGACGGTGGAACTATATTCAGCGAAAAGGGCGGAAGATTAAAGGCTATATGTGGTAATATGTCACAGCCATGTGGTCTTCACGTTGAAGTAGAGCGAGGCAAATATGAAAGTTTAGAAAAGTTGATGAATGAATCACTTGAAGAGGTTCGCGCTACAAAGGACGAAATTATACGATTGAAATTAGATCTTCTTTTCCAATTTATCACGGAAGAAGAGGTTAGCTCATTATTCGACGGAATTCAGCATAAATTACAGGAACAGCTTAAAATGTATGCAGAATTTCGAACATATTATTTGAGTGTCATAGAAAATCAAGATATTCGCCACGATGTTGATAATTTAACTCGTATTATAGGCGAAAAGGTGGTCGAAATTAAGAATTATATTAAAGAGTTCGCAGATACAGAATGGAAAAATAAAAGCCTTATTGATGATATATTAGTCATTTATCAAGATCACATCGAACCAGCATATATGAAAATCCGCGAAAATAAATACGTTTATTCGCAAATTGAAACTGGTGAAAACGCAAACGGTTCTTTAATAGAGATGTATGAAGATGGTGAATTTTATTTGTCACAGAAAACATATAGTTTTCATGAATTATATATGCCAGTTGTCATGCCAAAATGGATTTCTGATCATCGTATGATATCAAAACCAGTTGGTAGCGTAAAACCTCCGGCTGCGTCTGCTGCATCTGCTGCATCTGCTGCACCTAAAAGGGTTGCATTACCCTCTGCACAATTAATAGACATGAATGAAATGCCGATTGATTAATGAATATAATAATATCTACGATAATATATATGAATAGAAGACAACCAATACCTAGTTGCAATAATGCTTAATATTTTCGATCATATATCATTTCCCGTATTTTTGATTAGTTTATCTATCGGACTATTCTACGTATATATTTCGGTACCAAACCCCAAAATTATCTATGTATACCCAACTCCAGAAAATATTAGTAAATTTCAGTATAAAGATCATGCAGATAACTGTTTTACCTTTGATACCAAGGAGGTAAATTGTGCAAAGGCGAAAGGCACAATCAAAAAAATACCAGTTCAATAATAATATATAATAAAATATTGATTTAACAACGATTCTAATCTATTCATATTATATATTAGAATACTTATACTTAAAAACCATCGATACATATGGGCTTTCAAAGATTACTTCATACAGAAACCGGACGTATTATTATATCTATCGTATTAGGTTTAGGAATTGCATCGTTATTTCGAAAAGTATGCAAGGACCGTTCTTGTATTGCATTTCGCGCGCCACCGCTTAAGGATTTAGAAAAAGATGTTTACAAATTAGATGATAAATGTTATGAATATAAGCCGAAGGCTGTTAAATGTGATGCAACTAAAAAAGACGTGGAACTTAATTAAAAATAATACTCACTCATTTGCGTAATATATTTATCCTATCATTCTTGATATAAATATATTATATTTCTTGTAGATAATGTCAGATTCAACAAGTATTGATGATTTACCGATGAGTAGTCAAAATAACCATTTAGGGAATTTTGGCGGAGGGGGTGGAGGCGGAGGCGGAGGTGGAAACTCATTTACATATTCGCCCAACATGGATTCATTACCAGGTCAGTCACAGCAGCAAATACCATCAAATATTATGAATGAAGTTATGCATGGGGTTCAAAAGGCTAGTGCAAATGGTATGACTATGATTCCTTCAAGGGATATTCCTATGAATCCAAATGCGTTTACGCATGACGATCAAATAAAACCAAACTATATTCCACAGCCTCCACCAAATGAACGCGACTATATTCGTGATTATTCTTCTATGGAAGGTATTATTCGCGATAATAAACGTACGGAAAATCAACTGGAAACACTAGAATCGATATATATTGACCTTCAAATTCCAATATTATTAGGTGTTCTTTATTTCATTTTTCAAATGCCGGTTTTTCGAGCTCAATTACTTCACTTCATACCATCTATGTTCGGAGCAGATGGTAATTTCAACATTATGGGATTAACTGGTACAAGTGTAATATTTGCAACGTGTTATTTTGTTATTATGAAGATATTTAATAAGTTAGGCGAGGGATTGAGATCATATTAGCGAACTGAAATATCGACTTGCTTATTTGTTATTTATTATTTCTTATTTTTTACCTTTTTTGTAGTTTTCCGTTTGGTAGAAACGGACACAGACGCATCTTTTGATTTTGATGCGGCAGCCTTTATTGATTTTTTGTGCTCTTTCCGATTTTTTGCGTTATCCATAGGTATATACCGTAAAAACCAGGATTCGAATTCTTTGCTTGTTTTTTTATCTTTGAGTTCTTCGAACTTTTTTGTCTTTTCAAATCGCATCGTTTCAAGTGTGTCCTGAACTCCATAACATTCAATACTAAAACGTTTTAATAATCCTGTCTGTTTTAAACGATTTTGTTGTTGAACATCGAATAAAAACTGGGACATACAAATAATACGATTTTGATCATAATAACTCCTGTTTGCATAAATAAACGCCAAATAAAAACTCAACATAGTATCGATAGTTGCAATTCGTATACTGTCATTTTCGATACGTAATGTGTTATAGCTGTGGCATGCGAGTGGTTTATATATAAATGCGATAATTTCATCACCGATTCGTATATCGTAATGTTCCGAAATTACTTCTCCAACACCTTTGTGTTTGACGTATTTTACTTTCTTATAATTGTGTAATAATAATTCGGATACAACGTCCTCGCATACGATACGTGGATCTTCTGATAAAACATCAAAATCTGGGATTTTTTGAATAAGACGTCGTTGGTGTTTTGGCATGTATCTTGAATATAAAATATTGGCATACCCGCCAAAAAATACAACCTTGTGTTTGATAAATGCGTTTCTTACAACAGTATAAATGTCTGTTTGGTTTAATAATAATTCCTTTTCGGTGGAATACGATAATCGTGCTACGTCAACCGTATATGTGTTTTCTGATTTATCGTGATGATGACTATTTTCGTGTTTGTGTTTGTGTTTGTCTTTGCGATTATGCTTCGAGGGCGACGGAGACCGCGACTTGGACCGGGATTTCGAGGGAGACGAAGACCGAGACCGAGACCTGGACCTGGACCGGGACTTCGATGGAGACGGCGTCCGTGATTCAAGACTAGGAGTCGCACGAGATTCTGTTAGAGAAGTAGTTCTAGATGTTTTCTTCGTTTTTGAAGTACTACTACTACTACTACGGCTACGACCGCCGGAGTGTTTGGTCTTTGATCGGGAAGATGACGCCGATGCCGATGCCGATGCCGTTTTCTTCGTAGCAGATTCATTTATAATACCGGTATCAGATCCGCTATCACCTTCAAACCCTCTCTGATACTGTATTTTATCACAGTCGTATCCTTTTAATGGATAGTGCGTATTTAATAATACAAGCCTCTTTTGAACCTTTTCCCATCTAGATACATCACCATCAGGCCTAGATAATTCAAGATACATCGCCATACGAAGAAAGTTTGGTGGAGCATAATGAATATCATTTTTTACAATCGCATCTTTTGAAATCGCCTTAAATAGTTCAGGTTCCATCTGCGTTATATCGGCAATACCGGTGAAATTAACGAATACTTTATACGTTCCAAAATGAACACCGGCTTTTGCTTCGACATCTTCGTAACCGGCTTTATAGTAAATATCAGCAAGCTCTTTTGCATGGTCAAGCGCCTTATCGGAGTAAAAATCATAATCGGGCAGTTCAATATCTTTATCATAAAATTGCGCATCTTCTGGAAGAATATTATTGATTGCCGTACCGCCATAACAAACGAGTTTTTTATCTGCTATAAATTTTTCAACGGTTTCAATTATTTTTTGTACTTCAGGATCTCTCATGGTTTCCTTTCCTTTACGCGCTTCAACAACATCAACCGCCTTACGTAGAATTTCTAATTCTTTTTCATCATATGATAATTTATCACCACGTTCGTCTTTTAACTTTTCTAAATAATGTGGTGGGTGCATTATATGTTTATTTTCTGTTATAATAAACATATAAAATATAATAATTGAAATTGGTCTAATATATCTGGTTAAAACGGAGGAAGAGCGCCAATACAGGAGCAGAAGCAGGTTTTCCTTCGAAAGATGAATTTGGATTTGGCGGCTTTGGAGGAGCGATCGTAATAGGAATATATCGGAGATCCTTTGGTTTGAGTACATAAGCAAATCCAACCGCATCAAACGATTTCTCGTATGCATCTAATTTCTCATTTCTCGCAGATTCTTGAAAACACATCGCGACAATTTGAGCACCCCATGTATATGGTCCATTATGTCCATCATTTTTGGGTTTCCCACTCTTTTCGGGTAATACAAGCGCCATATTTTTCTTATTCGCCTCTTTATATTGTTGCGGGTCTGCTATATTTTTAACGTCAAATACTGTCTTTTTCGATAAAAATAAAGTATTTGAACTCATATTTACAAATTGATAGAATCCGGTTTTCTTGTAAATCGGATTTGTTCCGTCGACCATGAGAATAATTTTATTTTTAAAATCCAACAGATTCTCATTACCTAAATCATTTGATTGATAATCCATTCCATATTTTGGTCCTAATAATCGGCTTGCTACGCTTTTACTGTTTTTTATGACGTCCTCTAGTTTATGATACATCGTAATGTTTTGTGACATAATACGCATATGAATGATGAATGGATCTTCATGATTTGGACATTTCGCAGAAGAGAATGCATAATTCCCCAATACTTCAAATGCCTCCGAAACAGGAATGCTATTTTTAGATTTTTTAGTTGTGTATTCGTTTTCTGATGACGACGCAATTACGGGAACGTTATCAATAGAATACACTTCAAAGTCGATAAACCTACAACCGCGTGATAATGCATATAAACACGCGTCCATACTTACGGTGGAGTAATCAAAATCGCCATCATTAAATGTGTTATAAGACGATTTTATATAATAATCACGAAGTTTGAATTTATTTTCGGGTGTGTCAGATAAAGAAGTTATTTTAACAGGAATCACATTTTTATCGTCCTTATTTTCTAAACCTTCTATTGTTGTATTCGTCGTATTTGTTTTTGTTTTCGGTGGGTCTATAGAAAATTGTGGTTTATGGTCCATTAATGTTGCAGAATGCATTCGTTGATTAACCGTCATGACATTTTCGGAAGTGTTATTTCCGTAATCTTCACTTGTTAATAATTTGGTTGCAGAGTTGATTATTTGAGACATCGAAATAAAACCTTCTCTTTGTATACGAAAACCGTTTGTTGTGGGCGGAGTTGCATTTAGAGTCTTTTCTTTTATTAAGTTATTGGCTTCGGCCAATATTTTATCCGTCTGACTTATTATTTTTTCGGTATCTTTGCGTTCTTCTGGAGTCATTCCTTCTTCGGCTACCATTCCTTCTTTTATTATCGTATTATTACGATTACGATTGTCTTTGAATAATTCGATCATTCGCCATATTGATATCACTAACAGAATTACAAATATAAATATAATTTCTTCTTTATAATTTTTTAGATTCATTTATGTTTCTATATTTAATATGTATATATTGGGTATATTATTATTAGAAATTATATATTTTTATATAAAGTTATACTAATAGAATATAATAGCAATAGAATATAGTTATAAAGTATAATAGTTATAATAATGACAGGCGGATTACTAAATTTGATCGCAACAGGTAATCAAAATGTTATATTAAATGGAAATCCGAAAAAATCATTTTTTAAAAGCACTTATCTTAAATATACTAATTTTGGGCTTCAAAAGTTTAGAATTGATTTTGATGGACAAAAAAAACTTCGAATGACAGAAGAATCCAAGTTTACATTTTACATGCCGCGATATGCAGAGTTATTGATGGATACGTATGTATGTGTTACGTTACCCTCGGTATGGAGTCCAATATATCCGCCAGAGACAAAGGGGCAGATGTGGGCGCCATATGAATTTCGTTGGATTGAAAATATCGGAACACAGATGATCAAAGAGATTGTTATTTCCGTCGGTGGAATGACACTTCAGAAATTCTCCGGGCATAATTTAATGTCTATCATCGAACGCGATTTTGATAAAACAAAGCGCGATTTATATGATGAAATGACCGGGCATGTACCTGAATTATATAACCCTGGATGTTCTGGTGCAAGATTGAATCAATATCCAAACGCATATAAAACAGAAAATGCTGCAGGAGCAGAACCGTCGATTCGTGGGCGTAAACTGTATATTCCCATTAATTCATGGTTTACACTTTCTTCTAAAATGGCGTTTCCGTTAGTATGCCTTCAGTATAATCAATTACAAATTGATGTTACGTTACGACCGGTTCGCGAATTATTCACGATACGTGATGTAAGCGATCCAGACAATTACTGGCCGATTGTTCAACCTAATTTTTCCAACCCAAAACATCAAATATGGCGGTTTTTACACCCCCCACCAAGTATCGATTTATCATTAGATTCATATTCTAACTATAGAACTGATTGGAATGCTGACGTGCATCTAATTTCAACATATTGTTTTTTATCAGACGATGAGTCGAAAATATTCGCAGCAAACCAACAAAAATATTTGATAAAATCGTATTACGACTGGACATTTAACGATATAACTGGAAATAAAAAGGTAAAAATAGAAAATTCGATGGGTATGGTCTCGTCATGGTCAATATTCTTCCAGCGTAGTGATGTAAACTTGCGAAATGAGTGGAGTAATTATTCAAACTGGCCATATAATTATCTTCCTTATGATATTATGCCGGCTCCAACAGATGATAATTGGAAATGTGGTCTTTCTTCTTATGAAAATGTTTCTTTGTTACCAGCAGGTGGCGACTTGAGTAACCGCCCCGGCTGGGTTACCGATTTTTCTAATGATCATTATTATTACGACAAATTCGGTAAATATGACGGTATAGGCCCAGGTATCAATCCAAAAGATTCACGTTTAACTGGTCTG